TAGGGGGAAATGGTCCTAGCGGTGTCGGGGGTGCAGGAATTGGCACTTACAGTGATTTGGTTTTAAAATCAGGTTTAGGAACTCTGCACAATGGAAATTATGTCATTGCTGGTGGTGGCGGTGGCGGTTGGGGTTCAGGTTATGGAACAAGTTTAGGCGGTGCAGGCGGCGCCGGAGGTGGCGGTCAAGGTGGTCAGATCGCAGTAGGTACTCCAGGAACAGCCAATACTGGCGGTGGTGGTGGTGCAGGCGGATACCCAGGGGATTTAAATGGTGGCCAAGGTGGATCTGGTGTAGTTATCATTAGATATACACCCCCAACTGTCGAAGTATTTAATGGTAGCGGCACATGGACATGTCCACCTGGTATAACCACAGTAGAAGCATTGATAGTTGCCGGAGGCGGGGGCGGAGCCGGAGCAACCAATGATAACACAAGAGGTGGCGGCGGCGGCGCCGGTGGTGTAGTTTACTTACCTGCACAAGCTGTAACACCGTCGGCGAATTATGCAATTGTAGTTGGTGCTGGTGGCACAGGTGGAACAGGTTTAAGTAGTACTGGAATAACGGCTGGAGGCAATACTAGTGCTTTCAGTGCCACAGCAATTGGTGGTGGTGTAGGGGCAGATTATAACGGAAGACAATCAGGTGGGGCAGGTGGATCGGGTGGCGGAGGCGGAACCTGGAATGGTGCCGCCGGAACAGGCGGTGCAGGAACTTTTAATCAAGGCACAGCTGGCGGCGCCGGCGTCTCTTATGTTAGTAATACTAACACTGGCGGCGGCGGTGGCGGCGGAGCCGGTAATATAGGGTTTCCTGCTGTCAGTGGCACTGGTGGAGCTGGTGGCATTGGGTTGTTTTCGACAATAACAGGAGCAAACGTAAGTTTTGCTGGTGGTGGTGCAGGCGGTGGCGGAACCACTGGAGGAACCGCGGTACATGGCGGCGGTGCAGGTGGCGGCGGTGGTGCAAATGGATCTGCAGGAACCAGCAATTCTGGTGGTGGAGGTGGAGGTGCAAGTGCTACCACTGGACCCCAGACTCGGGTAGGAGGCAATGGCGGAAGTGGGTTTGTAGTTGTTAGATGGCAAGGCACTGCTACTAATAGAGCAAAATCAGTTGAAATATTGTCAGTGGCCGGCGGCGGAGGTGGCGCCGGCGGTAACTATCACGGAGGCGGGGGCGGTGCTGGGGGATACATCTATATTGCATCTTTTTCAGTTACCGCCGGCAACCCTTATTCAGTTGTAGTGGGAGCAGGCGGTGCCGGCGGTGCATCAACAGTTGGTGCACTAGGCGGGAATAGTTATGTAAGCAGCAGTGAGGTTGCTAGAGGCGGAGGTGGCGGTATAAACTACAGCACTGGATATACTGCGGCAGCAAGCTCAGGCGGATCCGGTGGCGGTGGATCATATAATCAAAACAGCGCATTAGGTGCTCCGGGTATAGCCGGTCAGGGCTTTGCTGGCGGCAGTGCCTCTAGTAGCGCACCAAATTATGGATCAGGCGGCGGAGGTGGTGCTGGTGGTGTTGGCGGAAACGGAACCGGCACAACCGGCGGTGCTGGAGGAATTGGCTCAGCAACATACAGTGATTGGTTAAGCTTTGCTGGAGTAGGACAAAACGTCAGCGGAACATTCTATTTTAGTGGTGGCGGTGGTGGCTCCACATATTTGGGCGGAACACCAGGTAATGGAGGATCAGGCGGCGGTGGTGCTGGTTCTATAGGAGCCGGAACTGCAGGAACCGCAAACACCGGTGGCGGTGGTGGTGGTGGCGAGCGAAATGGATCAGCTGGGGGTGCAGGTGGATCAGGTTTTGTTATACTACGACATCCAAAAACCTTTGGAAATGCTGTGGTCAATGGTGGAAGTGCGTCAATCAAACAAGACAACACCTACACCTATTATACATTTACAGGCACCGGGACCATACAGTTTTAAATACAGTAATTAAGGAGGAAAAATGGCACATTTTGCTGAACTAGGTGAAAACAACGTAGTATTAAGAGTGATAGTAGTAGATAACAAAGATACTAAAGATTCAAACGGTGTCGAGGTAGAAGCCATTGGTGCAGAGTTCTGTAGAAATCTGCTAGGCGGTACATGGAAGCAGACCAGCTTTAACTCTAGTTTTAGAAAAAATTATGCTGGGGTTGGATATACATATGATAGCGGTCGCGATGCATTTATACCGCCACGACCCTATCCAAGTTGGACATTGAACGAAGATATGTGTCAGTGGCAAGCACCTACACCAATGCCCTCGGATGAACAACCTTATACCTGGAATGAAGATACCACGAGTTGGGTTTTGGTAAACGAGTAAATATAAAATAAAGTTAAAATAATATGGCATTTCCTAGTTCACCCACAAATAATCAAACAGCAACCGTTAACAATATTGCCTATACCTACAATTCTGCAAAAAATGCCTGGACTAGACAGGTTATTACAAACATCAGCTTATCTGGTAATATTGTTACAACGTCGACTACCATTTCCACGTCAACCAACACTGGAGCTTTAGTTATTGCCGGCGGAGCAGGAATAAATGGTAGATTAAATGTTGGTGGAAATATTATTGCTAACTCGGGTGTAAATAGCACAAGCTCAACCACAGGCGCTTTATTAGTAAACGGCGGGGTTGGTATTAGTGGTAATGTGTTTACAGCAGGATGGATAGTCCCTACAGCTAATTTGACTCAAAACCTTGGTACAACAACAAGTTGGTGGAATAATTTTTATGGTGTGTCAACTCAAGCCAGATACGCTGACTTGGCAGAAAACTATCAAGCGGATAGTAACTATGAACCAGGAACTGTGCTTGTGTTTGGTGGTAACGATGAAGTTACAATTTCAACGGTGTCTCACGACACAACAGTGGCAGGTGTAGTATCTACCAATCCTGCACACTTGATGAATGGTGCACTTGATGGACCTAATGTTGTGCCACTTGCGTTGCAAGGAAGAGTTCCGTGCTTGGTTAAAGGACCAGTGAATAAAGGAACAGTTGTAGTTACAAGCGATACAGCAGGAGTAGCAGAAGCTCTTAACATTGACCTTTATCAACCTGGATGTGTAATAGGTAAAAGTTTAGAAAATATATCAGATGATTCTATCAAATTGATAGAAGTAGTGGTTGGGAGATTTTAATGACAGTTTTACAAAAGTTGTATCGAAAGGATATTACAGCGGAAACTGTAAATTTAGTAGGCCTTTACATCGAAGATCAATGGAAGTATCAAACAGAAGATATTGCTATTCCTCAATTTCCAACTTTATCTGATCGTGCTGTTGTTATTGGCAACGGAGTAACAGCAAATCAATTTGATTTGACTATATTCCTTCCTTATAGAGAAACAACTCCCTGGGGTGAGGCCACTCCTTGGATCTATAAAAGACAAAAGAGGAATTTTTTCACTTACGGTTGTAATGCCATTTATAGAAATTTTAAGTTAGATTTTATTGCATGTACTGGCGAAGGAATTATAAAAGAAATAGCCGAAACTAAAATGGAAAAAGCAGGAATAAATTATGCTAATTCTAATTATTTAGAAAAATATCCCGGCGAATTCAATTTTTTACCACAGAATCCAACTTTTAACGCAGGTGCAATGGCAGCATATATGGCAGCATTTGATGGCCACCAACAGGTTTATATGTTAGGATTTGATGGCATTGACACACCTAACAATACCTATAATATTTTTGCCGGCACCCCAAACTATCCCGCACTAGATTCTTTCATTAATGAAGATTACTTGGTAAGAAGTTTGCGTACAGTAATGAATGTGTATTCAGATACAGAATTTATTAGAGTATGCCCAACTAAAAAATTTAGAACACCCGATGCATGGAAGGATTGTTTAAACTATAGACAGATTGATTTTAGGCAATTTGTTTTTGAGGCTGACATATAACATCCTCAAAAGTTTTAATTTTATCTACAATACTTCGAAAACTAAAAGTTCGCCACACCCCTGGATGTAATGGCTTTGGATGATCTGCTAACGCAGTCCATGCGTAGCCTCTGTGCTCATTATTAAGTATTGGTACAAATTCTGTTTCCACAGTACAAAGATATGTATGATATTCAAAATTAGTATTATCAGCTGTAAATTTTTCTAACGGAATAATTTTTAAAATATCTACGATCCCAATTTCTTCTTGTATTTCTCTGTGTAATGCTTGAACTGGAGTTTCATCAGGCTCCACACCGCCGCCTACCAGACCCCATGATCCGGCATGTCGCTTTTGATT